TCATAACCACCAAGTGCCGTGTTACCTCTGCCTGACGTTTGGTTTGCGAGAGCATACGACCCCAAGGCTGTGCCATACCCACCTATGTTATCTTCCATTGCATATGCACCAACAGCGGTGTTGTAAGCAGAGGTCGTGTTTAGAAGAGTCGATCTACCAAGAGCAGTGTTATAACCATTACTGCTTGCCGACCTAAGAGCTTGTACCCCCACCGCTACGTTTTGTTGTGCGTCTGCTACAAGACCAGCCTCATAACCAACATATACAGAACCACCAACAGTTGTCTGCGCTTTACCCGCTCTATAACCAATAGCTGTTAAGGAACCACTGGTTAGCGCATTACCCGCTTCATAACCAACTAGGGTTATGCCAGCCCCTGTTGAGACATTGTTACCCGCGTCATAACCGATAGCAATGTTGCCACTTGCTGTATTGGAAGCACCGCCAAGTGCGCCAGCACCAACCGCTACGTTTGTAGAGCCTGTCCCAGCATCAAGAGCGTAAGCCCCTAACGCAGTGTTGTTGTCGCCTGTTTGTACCGCCGTACCCGCGTTAGAGCCAACAAATGTATTCAGATTACCTGTTGAAGTTAACGAGTCCCCCGCTGCATCACCCAAAGCCACGTTATTGGAGCCAGTAGGATAGTTACCATCCAGCTTAATCGTGCCGCCATCGACATCTAAATTTCCGTTAAAATCAATGTCGCCAGTAACATTTAGTGTATCTGCGCTTTCATCCCAAAGCATGTACTTCCCAGAAGTAGCGCCGAAAAACTTTACATCATAACCTGTATCATCAACACCAACAGTTACTGTTCCATCAATTTGAGCATTAGCATCTACATCAAGTGTTGTAGTTGCAATTTGAACTGTTGTGTCTGCATCAATATCAAGCTGCCCATCTGCACTTGAATTAATCGACAAGTCACCATCACGGAACTCTAGAGCCATTGCATCATTAAGACGCAAACCTGTGTCATGAACGTGTGTTAGATTTACATCGGCATTTGCGCCAAAGTTAATTACCGCACCATCAGATTGCAAAGATAGATCGTCATCAATAAACAAATCTGGGATTGCCAGATCTTGTGTGACATCGATCACAGCCGCTCCAGCGCCAGCGCCATCAGTTGCAAGCAATTTTGATTGGCCATTTAAAATATCAATGCTTGCGCCAGATCCTTGGCTGATTGTAATTGTCTGGCCACCGCTTGTGTTGTTTTCGATGTACCACAGCTTGCTGACCGTATTTGGATCAAGAGTAAGAACCCTAGTTGTGGTGAGATCCGCACTAGAGCTTATCTTCAGATACAAAGAACGAAGAGCGTTGTCTGATCCAGATCCATCTGGGATGGTAAGTGTCGTATCAGCATCTGCAATCGTAAATGTGCCGTAGCCGAATGCATCTGCTATCAATTCAAGGTTAGTATTAGTCTTCGTACCCCAAGAGCCAGCGTTCTCGCCAGTGGCCATTTCTTCGAGGCGAAGGTCATTGTCAAAGGTACTAGCCATACTGTTTTTTCCTTATATTAATCGATACGAACAATAGCAGTTGCACCCGGATCTGGGAACACAATTCGGAACGTACCTGATGTCACTGTGAAGTCGCCACCGAAGCTCAAGACTGCGATTGCATTGTCGCCAGCTACTGAATCATTGTAAATCAAAGCACCACCTGTTGTGAAAGATGCGTTTGTCCACTCAGGATCATCTGCATCAAAATACGCTGTTGTGCCACTTCTGGACACAACTTGGTTCTGTAGTGTATAACCACCAGCCGTATATGCTGTTCCAGATGTATTGGTGATTTCGTCTGTTGTGCTGTAAGCTGTAGTTGTTGAATCTAAATTTGCACTAGAAGTGTAAAGTGCGATTTTGATTGTGTCGCCACCAGAACCAAGATCCATAACTTTATCCATGAGATCTTGCTTAAAGCTTGAACACATTGCTTGAGTAATAGCCATTATAAGCCTCCGTTATATTCAGCAGCATAGTCTCGCTGCATTTCTTGTACAAATAATTGCACTGCTTCGTCAAACTGTGTCTTGTAAAGCGATAGTGTTTCCCCAGCTTTAAGGAAGGCTGATGCTTCATAGAGACACGCTGCTAATAACACATTTTCTGCGTTATCACCAATCCAAGAGTTTGCATTGCTCGAAGAAAGACCAGTTTCAGGGGCAATGTAATCAACTTGGTATGTGGATGTGGTAGCGTCTGGAGTTGGCGCTAGTGTAATTGTTGTACCGCCAATGGCTGCTGTCTTGGTGCTGTACATCTCTGGCACACCCTCTGTTGTGGAGTTTGGCCAGTAGTCACGAAGGTACGAGTCTATTCTGTGGTTAAGGTAGTTTGCGACGTTTGATGTGATGACAGATACTTGTCTGATCATACGCGCGTCTGGCACAACGTAATCTGCTGTGCCTTGCACAAGGCTTGCTGACGTTGTTTTTCTAAAACATGGCAAGTTTGGTAAGCGCTGAAAGATCATCTCTTCAGCCTGTGCTATGATTTGATCGATAGAGGCTGACAACTCTGCGCTATCATCTTCTAAGAAGTTTTGAATGTTAGCTACTAGCTGTGTGTAATTCATGTACCGTAACCCCAAGTTCCGTTACCCCAAGAGTCGTTACCAAACCCTACAGCAACTTGTTCAGCATTTCCATCTCCAACAGCACCTGTACCAGCAAGACCTGTTTCAATAATTTCAGATACTGCTGTTTCTTCACCTGTATTACCTACAGCAGCAACGCCAGCAACGCCTGTCACATTAACACGGAACTCACTGTTGCCAGATTCACCAATGACATGCACTGCACCTGTACCAGCTACGCCTGTCTCTTCGATCAGAGCAATTGGTGAGTCATTACCAAGCGCTTGAACTGCGCCTGTGCCAGCTACGCCAGTTGGTTTGGCTTCTTGTTCTATTGTGAAATTACCAATTCCACCTTGAGCATCAGTTGAATTTACAACTACAGCCGTATCAAAATCACCAAGCGCACCAGTACCAGCCACACCATTTGTGATGTCTACATCAATTACAATGTTTGGAACTGCTGTGCCAGCTTCACCGTCACCAGCTACACCAGTGACTTCAGTTGGATCTGTTTCAGACTCAGGTGTGTAATCACCCAACGCACCTGTAGCGGCAAAACCATCAGTAGATGTGCCTGTTGCAACATCATTAACAGCGCCTGTCCCAGCTACACCAGTGACTGTTATTTCGTATTCAAGCGATGATCTTGGTATTGCACCAATAGATCCTTTCCCCGGCACACCAACAGGTGGACGCTGACGTGGATCTAAGAAGATGTCGTAGTTGTAGCCAACAAAGAACGTGACATTTTCTGGGTCATTGTCTGGACGTGGGTTGAAAAGCGCTGTGGCATCGACAACATTCTTGGCTGGGGTAAGCTGTGGGTGTTTTGGCTCCCAGTCTTCTGGAGATACACGCAAGCCATCCCAAGTGGTTTTAAGGTCAGTGTACTTGACTCTTAAACCGCCTCTATCACTTAGAGCTAGGGATCTTTTACCTCTTGCGTATTTACCCATTAATATAAATTCAGCGCTGTCGGCTGAACCCTCAGAGAGACACCGTCGTTGTCTGATGCTGCTGCGAAGTTAAATGCTCTTTCGTACATCTCGTTTAGCATCGCAAACTTCTCAGGTGCAAACTTCATTGATAGTTTACTTGCAAGGCCAGCGCAGATGCATTCGTTCCAGCGATATGGAATGTCTGCGTCTTGGTTTGACGCTGAGACATCTTCAAGCTGTCGGATTGCCCAGTAGACCATGCTGTAGTTTGATGAGTCTGGCACTTGCCAGAAGTAAGCGACAGGCGTGAACTGCTTGTCTAGCATGTACTGGCTTGGCTTGCCTTGAGAGCTTTTGTTTGGAAGCTGGTTATAGTCCGATATGGACACGCGATTGACGATCTGGTCAGAGTTTGTGCCAGTGCTACTGTCGCGGATGACCGCGCTTATGATGTCTATCGTCCCTACAGGCAGCGTGTAAGACGCTGTGCCGCTCACCAGTGCCAGTGTTTGCTGTTCCACCGCCCAGTAGTTGATCCCCCTGTTTGCCCACTCAGAGAAGAGTAGGTTGAGGCTACGACGCGCTGATACCGCCCT